ATGTCTGCGCTTACATTAACGATAGCGTCACGCTCTGCCAAAATTGTTGATATGGAGTCAAGCCTGGCTTGGTTTGCCCCGTCAATTGCGGCTGAGAGCTGATTCCTTATGGCGGTCTGCGCGTCATCGTCAAACCAGTTTCGAGGGTCAAGGTACTGCGCAATGGCTGACGCATAGGCCCCAGCTTTATCAACGAACGCGGCCACCTCAACCGTCGCTATCTGAATTAATGCGCGGACATTGGCTGGAAAATTCAGGAATGCGTCGCCGAGGAATCCGACAGTATCAGACCACATACCCTGAATGTCATTTCCAGAGGCCGCGAACATTTCACCAACAATGTTAAGCGTTGTTCTGACATCGCCCGCCCAAACTGACCATTGTGAAGCCATCGCGGGAAGAATGTCGCCAAAATCAATTAAGCGTTCAGAAGCCCAGACAATAGCCTCGCCAACGCCAGAAACCGCAGAGTTAATGCCGTCAGAGCTGCCAATAAATTGCAGCATATTGGTTCTGGCAATCTCCAGATTCTGCCCGAACGTCGCCACAGTCTTGTTAAAGTTGGTGTCAATCTCTTCAGCCGCGCCGCGCAGCGCGTTTACCACAATCTCTGCGGTGATGCCGCCCTCGGCTGCAAAGGCCCGCAATTCTCCAATGGTCATGTTCAGGCTGTCGGCAATGGCGCGCATGAGCGCCGGGGCTTGTTCGGAGACCGAGTTAAACTCGTCACCCCGCAATGCACCAGCGGCCAAACCCTGGGAGAGCTGCGTGATAGCTGTGGCGGCCTCAGAGGCACTCGCACCAGACACGGCAAACGACTGGTTGATGGTAGTTGTCAGACCAATCAGGTCTTCGGTGGATAGCCCCAACTCAGTTGTCGAGCGGGCAAGGCGCGCATACAGGTTGGCCGTGGCGTCAAAATTCGAGCGGGTGTCCTTTGCAACATTAACCAGTCGCGCCTGTATGGCCTCAAGCTCACGCGTGCCGCTAGTGACCTGCCTGAGCTGGTTAGCGACGTTTTGCCAGGTATCGGCGTACTGGATGACCTCGCGCGCCGAAAGGGCCGCTACCAGTCCGGTAACGGCACGCCTTGCCGCGTCCGTGGCCGTGGTCAGTTGGCGAGTAGACCTCTCAGCCTTCCCCGCCGCCCCGCTCATTCGGGTCAACTCGGCAGACGCCCGCCGCATCGGTGACGAGTCGATGTTAAAGCCCAGTTCCGCCATCGTTGCGGCCATATGCGACAGTCTCCCGACGTTGCTTTACTCTAGTTTATCACGGTTTGCTGCGCTTGCGTCACGCTGCCTGAGTAGGTAGCCGGTTGCGCTCCGCGTGCGGTCGATATAGGGCACGTCATCCGCGATGTCTCCCTGCTTGCCGCCCTTTGCCAGCCACTGGCAGTAGGCGCGGGACATGTCCATAAGGCGGGACAGCTCCCAGCCGGTTAACTGCAAGCGTCCGCAATGGTCGAACGCCTGCAACTCTGCCCAGCTCAGCGCCACCTGCCCACCCATCCCTGCGGGCGTGGCCATGCCGGTGTCCATAAACAGCCCGGCCAGATACTCGTGCTCGTCAAGCTCCGGCATGGCCGTATAGGGGTGATCTGGGCCGTACTGCTCGTACCGGGTGCGCCTGTCATCCTTGCGCTTGCGCTCCGGTACGCTGTGCATCCATCCGAGTTGCGCTGCCCAGAGCTTTAGTCTGTCGGCAGCTTCTGCGTAAAATTTTCCTGCGCCACTACAAACCGCAGGGCTTGCATGCGGATGTCTTTGTAGTTCAGGTACAGCTTAATGGCGTTTTCGTAGTTGCATTCGCCAACCTCTGCGGGCATGTTTTCCCACGCCAGGGTCATCTTGGCAAAGAGTTTGCTATCTTCCAGTGCTACGTCTTCCAGACTTCGGTCGTCTTTTTTCCCCTGGCCTTTCATGGCTTTGCGCTGGAACGACGTCCACGCATCGCAATCGGGGCCTTTAAGTTTGATGCGCAGGGGCTTGTTCTTGCCGTTGTATACGCGCTCGCCGGTGCCAGGTGAGCACAGGTGCAGCCATGCGCCTTCTTCGGACGCCGAAACGGTATCAAATTGCTTCAAGATGTTGGTCATATCATGCCTCGCTATGCATCCGGAAAGATGACCGGCAAGCGGTGGATGAGGCCGCCTTTCGCTTGCGGGCTAGCCGGTCAATTTGTGGTTAAGGTGCCGGAACGTTCAGGACAGGCGTGTTGATCTCAAAGTTCACGTTCGAGCCAACAACGCTGTTAGCAGATCCAGGAGCTTTGGTGTAGCTGAATACACGTCCAACGTAGTAATCAATGGAACCGTCTGCGTACTGAACTTTCACCGAATGCTCGCCAGCGGTCGCCGGATTATTGGCCGCATCGCTCAACAGGGTCTGCCCTGCATCAGCAACGTCCCAGCCAAGAGCAATGGTCTGGCTGCCATAATTTATAAACCCTGGAAGCTTCTGGGTTACGCCGGTCTTTAGTGGGTTGTGGGTGACAACTTCGACGTTTGGCCCGTATTCGCCGAGATCGGTAACTTCACCAACCTCAACAAATGCAAGGGCTTCGTAGCCGAGTTTATCGAGGGTCGCGGGTGCGCCCGCAGCAACAGAAAGGGTAATTCCGGTACTTGTAATCACCATGGTTAAGTCTCCAATATTGGAAAATTTCGCCATCACGACGAGAAGCTGCCTAGGTACAGCCTTGTCTCAGTATACCCTAGTTTTGAGTTGAAACAAAAAACCCCGCACAAAGCGGGGTAGGGAGAGAGGCGGAGCGTCATCAACGACGAGTCCAGATGCAGCTTACCCCGAATACTCCACAGAAACAACCACCATCAACCGATCACCCTCGGTCTCAAGCTCCATATCGTATGGCTCACGGATGACGCGCACGCTACCAATCAAGCCAGTGCCCTTGGCATACAGCGCCCGGATCTGATCCGCCGCCGCGTGGATTGATGCTGTCCCGCGCCCCGGCCTATCGACGCACGCCACCTGAAAAATGCCACGGGGCACAACGGTGTCGCTGTACGCCAGCCCGTTATCAATGCCCTCGTTTGGGAAAAACGACACCTCCAGCCACACGCCAGATGATGGGGGCGTGAAGTTGAAGCCCGGCCATGAGATGGGGTAGCCGAGCGCTGCGTTGTTCAGCAGGGTTATGGCGGCCATGTAGATTTGGTTGTTTGTGGGGGTCATTGGTCGTCATCCTCGTCTGGCTCAGCTATAACGATACCCTCAATGCCGTGCAGGTTCTCGATCTCTGAGACTTCGACGGTAATTGTTGCCTCCAAAATCTCATTGACGGACCAGTCGCACCGAATGCGAGTGATGCCGTGGATTTCGTGGCCGCCATCTGTGTAGACCTTGATACCGTTGGTCGCTTTCGGGCCATCGCCTTCCGGTAATACGATTTTAATGGTCACTTAATCGCCCTCCTAACCCGTCGTGCGGCATTAGCCGCTATGATGTCCCAGTTTTGTGCGGCCCGCCGCATGAAAGAGTAGCGCGCCTCCATGTAGATCGCATAATTGGCCGTCCATCCGAGCACCAGCCTGTCACCAATCTTAACGCTGTTGATTGCCAGCAGTGCGGGGCCCGCATCAAAGTCTGTGTTTTTGTAACCCTTTGGCGCGGTGTCCTCGCCGGACGGGATAGAGTTCACTGCGCCCGTGAAGCTGTTACGCAAGAAGCCTGTATCAATCGGCGTATTTCCCGTTTTGAACCGGCTCTCATTGGCCTGCATCGTCAGGTCTTGTGCGGCTTCTTTAAGAGTCGCCTCCATGGCCGCCTCGGCTTTGCGCTGCCATGCCAGCACCTGTCGCTCGAATCTTGAAAGGGCCATCAGCCAAACCCCCTTATAGTCTTAGCCGCCTGCCCCGCAAAGTTCATCTTGTAGCGTACTACGCAACGGCATTGTATCGTTTCGCCCGCCGGGGCGCCCAGGCTGCTATCCCCTGGCCGCATAAGCTGATAGCCGCCAACCGTGAAAGGCTGGTCAATCGGCATCTCCTGCCCGTCGGCGGCCGCGTGCGTTGGTCGCGTTCGCGCGTCGCCACTTGCGTCCCAGACCTTGGTGGCAAACTCCCGTTCAAGCTCTCCGGTTTCGACCGCCTGCCGTATCGCCTCGTCTTGCCCAGCTCTCAAGGCGTTAATGCTCTCAGTGCGGGCGATGGTTTCGGCCCGGTAGCGTAGCGCCTTTGCCTGATACCGACTCACCGCCGCGTCTATCTGTGCCGCCCGCAACGGCTTGCCTGTCTCTACCGCCTTGGCAAATGCGCCGTCCAGTCGCTTATCCCTCAGCGCACGCGTCAGGTAGTTGGGGTCCAGCGTCTCAAGCTCGCGCCTGGCATTGCGCACCCACTCCGCCTGATTCGATGTCAACCCAATAAACCCGCCCGTCCTTTTACGCGTCACAGGGTCAATCCGGCCCACCAGATCGAGCGCGGCTGTACGCGGTCCGACGCCTTCCGCCAGGTTCGCCGTCAGCACAGACCGCACAACCTCCCGAGTCTCGTCGGCAATCTCGACAATGCGGGTTGACGACCAGTTGCGCAGCCACTCCTCAGCCCTCGGCGAGCGCACGTTAAACCTCGCTACAAGCGTGCCAGCCTCGGCAGGAATACGCCCGATCTGAGCCGCGCCCGTTGCCCCGCCTTCTTCGTAGGCGGCAATCACGGCGTTTTCAAGCGGCCTAAAGGTGGTTGGGTCAAGTTGCAGCAGATTGACGACGCCTTCGATGTCGCCGCGGTTGATAAGCGCGGCAATCTCGGCAATGACCGCCTGATCCTTGACGGATTGGACGGCAGCGTTGAAGGCGGCTAGAACGGCGCGTTCGTTGTCTCGTGCTATCTGGGAGAGGTTAGGCTGTGCCATGGCGCGGCTCTGGTTTGGTTTTGGTCAGTATAGCAAAAAGCCCTCGGGTGAGGGCTAATTCGGCAAAACGGCTGGTCTAGCCCATTTCATTGTCCAAATAATCTTCTAACGAACTCACCTGTTCGTCTGTTAAGTTTTCTCTGGCCCAGTTCAAAGCTGCCTTTTGCATCTCCAGTGCCGCCATGAACGTCATGCCTGAGAAATACTCGGTGAATGCAGACCCTTGGGCGCACGGGGACTCGCTAGAACCCTCCAACACTGGGTATATGGCGGCCATCGCTTCAGCATCAGTTAGATTTAGCGCGTCCCACTCGCCCCCGATTTCGGTCGGAACTTCCATTAAATCAATATCGCGAGATGTAGCAAGTTTGTAAAATTTCTCGCAAACAGAAAAGAACTTAGGCTCACATTCAAACTGGTTTTTCATAAACAACCACCCTTGCATTGTGCCCGGATTAAGGAAAGCGGCAACACGTCCGGGTGTACGTGCGTTCGGTAGCTAGCCTAGCCGCAAATTAATACTACCGCCTCACGCCCTCACAAACAACCGAAACACCACCGGCGTCCCGGCAGCGGGCACGCGATCCACGCGGATGATCTGACAGCCTTTGCCGTCAATATCCACGGTTCCTGCCAGATCGAAGCCGGGCTGCACCTGATTGGCGAGGTTATAGGGCAGAAAATACCACTCGTACCAGTTGGTGACACCATCAGCCAAGCCGGTAAAGTCCATCTCCGTCCCGTCCTGGTAGACCACGGTCACATTGCGCAGGGCATCGCCGGGGACGGTCACTTGCAGGTCTGTGGCCTCGATGTAGCCCGGCTGCACGTACTGTGCTGAGACGCCCCTCACGGTGGCTTTCAGCTTAACCTTCAGGTTTGCCAGAGGCTCCGGGTTAAACGGGTCTGGCTCGCTCGTGGGCGCTACGTAAGTGACGGCGCCTTGCTGGTATTTGCCAATCAAGCGGCTGGCTGTGGCTTGCATTCGGGTGTAGAAGCTCATTGAATCGCCTCCATCCACTCAAAGTTTAAAACGCCGCAACGTCTGCACTGATGGCCACTTGGGGTCAAGTAAAACAGATTACTCCCGCAATTACAGCGCCACATTGTGTCTGGAACTTGCGGGCCGCGCATGACACCAAAAAACTTGCGGCAGCTCGGGCACTCCATTAATTCGGCATCTTTCTCTTTGACCATCACCGCCTGCCATTCATGGCCGCACTCGGTGCAGATAGCAGGGCCAGAAAGGTGTGGCTTAAAGCTGTTTATATCGACAACTTCAGCCACGGCGCACCTCAAACGTATTCCCACCAGCACTACCCAAATAAGGCCGCAACAGCGCCGCCAACTGCGGGTAGTAGGTTGACTGCCTCCCGGTGTCGCTGTAGCTCACAGACACAGCCCCTGCTACGCTCTCGGACAACACGCGCTGGCCCTGCGGGGCTAGCAGGTCTTCGCCTGAGTCGATCAGCAGGGCGGCAACCATTTGGGCGGTTTTGATCTGGTCAGGCACAGGGTCAGGGACAGTTAGGTTTTGCGTGTCCAGGTAGTCCATGGCTTTGATCAGCAAAACGTCAGGGTCGCCAACCAGCGTTATTCCTCGGGCGCTGGCGTAGCCTTGCAGTTCTGTAGCGGTTGCGTAGCTCATTATTGAGGCTCCGTTTAATTTTCACTCATTCTAGCACAAAAAAGCCCCGCATATAGCAGGGCTCCTTTGCAGCCTTTCGGCTTACTTCTTGCGCTTTTCCCGCTTAATTTCAGCCAGCTTTTCCGGGCTAACGCGCTGGCCCGGAATCAGGCCGTCCTTGTTTCGCTTTTCCTGTTGCGCTTTTGCTTCTTCGGCCATGGTCAGTTTCCTCAGTTGTGAACGTAGAAGGCCATGCCAACGTTTTCACGCTGGTATGTCCGGGTCCAGTTGGCAGCCGCCTCAACCTCAGCCACTGTCGGGCCAGCGGCAGCTGCAACAGAGGCCTCGTTCCAGCGGTAGCCCATCGGGTGGATCAGCCACTGCTTGCGCTCCCACAGGGTCTCAATGCCCGCACCGTTACCAGCGGACTCGTCGTACTCGACAGCAACAGGACGCTCCGGGGTGCCTTCTGCGTAGCCGAAGACGCCGCCAGTGTACAGTACAGACACGTACTTGAAGCCAGAAGTGCCGCCAGCAATAACCGGCATCTTCTTGTCCTGAACGAGTCGCTTGCCGTTGTAGAACGGGATCATCAGGCCGGTCTCGCTGTCCTGAATGAACTCGATCTGATTCTGCTTGCGCATCTGCGCCATGGTGTCGGGATGCACAGCCAGCAGGGTGATGTTGTCGTCGGACTCGCCCATGGTAGCGACGGCGTCAACGAATCCCTCAAAGCTCCACTTGTTGGCGGCGGTTGCGTTATCGCCGTCCTCGGTGGACACGTCGAAGATCATATCGCCAGTGCCGGCGGCGTTTTCGTTGAAGATGCCAAGCGTTGCTGCCTGAATCCGAGCGGCAAAGCGCTGATCCCAGTAGGCCGCAGTGCGTGACGCAATCTGCTGCATCGGGTTTTCGGAGCCCATCACAGAGGACACCAGGTTAGCAGTCTGCCAGCCGTTGTTCAGGTGAACGCGACGGGCAACCATGCGGCCAGTGTCGATCTTGTCAGGAGTGGCGTTTTCAGTCGGGTCGTCGCTGGAGATATTCTCGCCAGAGGCGTCCAGATCCTTCCAGTACGGCACAGAGGTAATGTCGCCAGAGCCAGAAGCGCGGGCGGCGAGGTCTGCGTTAGTGACGGCTACACCGGATTGAATGTAGGCGTTGCGGTCCGGGCGATTTTCCTGCACATACGACAGGTACACATCCGGATCAAATTGAATATCAGAGAGTTGTGTGGTGGCCATGGTTTAGGCTCCTTTCAGGTTTCGGTAAAATTCCGCAGGGTTGTCCTGCTTGAGCTGCAATCGCTCTTTCTCGCTCATTTCAGACCATTTTTTCCCTGCACCCGAGGGTTTGCCACCGGTAGCGCCTCCACCAGTAGCGCCGGAATCTGCGAGGTAGTATTCATATTCCTCGCCTTCCATGATCAACCGCTTCAGCTCTTCGGCGCTGGTTACGTTCTCGCCGCGAACTGTAAACTCATTCTTTTCGAGATCAACATCAAACTCAAAATCCGCCTTCAGCAACTTGCGCAGATGCTTGGCGCGGGTTGCGTCAGCTGGCTTGACCTCCTCGAGAAGGCTGGTGATGAAGTTTTCCACCTTTTCCTTCTTGGTCATATTCAGCAGGTCCGAAAATTTCTTACGCTCGTCCTCTACCGCTTGGCGCTTCTCGGCTTCCCGCTCTTCGGCAATCCGGCGCAACGTCTCGTTATCGCCCTCCGCCTTGGCCTTTGCCTCCTCCAGTTCTCGGACCTGTTCTTTGGCGTGTCGAACCTTGTCGGCCAGCTCTTTCTTCTCGGCTTTCAGGTTCTCGTTGGTCACCTGAAGCCCTTTAACCTCGGCATTCAGCTCATCTTGAGTGTATACCGTGATCGTCTTTCCTTCGCGTTCGATTTGCATTGGCATTCTGAGCACCTGTCAGATTGTTGTTACAGCGCCTGCTGTAACGGGTTTGTTGAATTATAACACCTGCTTACTCGAATTCGCTACCGTTCGTCAATAGGGACGAGGCCGCGTCATCCAGGATGGCATCATCCTCCCTGTCCGGGTTAAGGATAATGCGCCCCTCTCGGATCATGTGGATGGCGTCAATAGCGCCGTAAATGGTCCCCACGCCCTGCTGAATCGCGGCCAGGTCTTGCGCGCTTAGGCTGGTTTCCCAGAAAGACTGGTTCAACCGGTACAGTACGCCTTTCGGGTCTTCCCCGGCAAATCTCGCCACGTCCTCAAGGGCCGCTTCCAGCGCCTCGCTGCCATTGCCAACAAGGTTATCCAGTGTTGACGCCTCAGCACTTGCCGCCAACCTTGCGGCTTCTGCCGTTTCGGTTTGCCCGCCTCTCTGAACCAGGCGCGCACCAATGGCCACCATTTGCGCCTCTTCGTGCGCCATCGTGCCCAGAATATCGCCCTGACGACTATCGCCCTGTAATAGCTTTGCAGAGCCGCCGCCCGCCGTGACAAGGCCGTTACGCCTACCAATGGTTACGCCGTTGGGGTTAGCCCTTTGGAACTCATCAAGATCCATTGTGCCGATATCAAGATGCAGCGTGCCCTGGGCGCTGAAGAACTGGTTTTCTTTCAACTCTGCCGTGCTTTGGTAGTGCGCAATGTTCAGCACAGCCATATCGTAAAGCGGAGCAACATCCGGCTCCGGATAGTTGTTCGTTGCGCCTGCGATGTGGAACGGGATGTGGTCGAACGTAGCGCCGCCAGCCATGCGAGGTGTATATTCTGCCGTCAGAGTTTCGCCGGACTCGTCGTAAACGGCCTGGCTGTAAACGCCGTCTCTCAAGCGCAATACGCGGTAAATAAGCTTGTCTTCGTGGCCGAACTCGTCGTTCGAATCGTCCACCGATTCCGCCAGCACGACAAGCGTCAACATCTTGCGCCCGTTAACGCCTTCGAATCGCCAGTTGATAATGCTTTCGGCAGGGTAAGCTGACACCGTAGGCCGCAGTCCTAGCTGCCTGGCTTTGCGCTTGTCCGACTTGGCCGGAGCTTCCGGGTAATCGACCAATAGGCCATACCGCCCAACGGTCAACAGCTCGCCAACCATCTCTTTCGCCAGCTGGTCAACGCTCTGTCCCGCCCCGTCGATATTCTCCAGCAAATCCTCAACTGCCTTTGGCAATTCATAGGTAGGCGGCTTTCGGAAAACCATCCCCGTCAGGGCTTCTTTGGTGCGGCTTGTCACGCCCATGAAGTAGGCGCGCTCAATGTATTGCCTGTAGCGCACCGGGTCAGCAGGGCTGATCACTGTACCGCTTGCATCCTTCGTGTCCTCGGCAAACGATGCCGGCAGGTAGACGGTCCCGCGCCGCTTAATTGCGCTCTGCCCCGCCACACAGTCACGGACTAGCTGCCAATCTGGTAGGTTTCGCGTATAGTCTGGGTGCGGAGTTGATACCGGCATATGGCGTGTCTCACGACAAGGCTGTTGGTTTGTTTCGTATTATGGCACGGCGCTGATTATAGGGCAAAAGTGACTGGGATGGGTTTGTTTATGCTTCGCCTTGATACAAGCATATCCTGAACCGCATCCATAAGAGGGTCAACCGTGTCATCATGGGCTGCAACCGGGAACAGGCTCAGCTCGTGCAATAGATCGGACAGGCATTCATGGCGCATTGGCAGCCACACATTGCCAGCCTCGACCATGGGCGCGGCGTCGTACCCTCTGGTGATCTTGTCCTTGTCTCGCTGAATACCTTCAACCGGTATGCCGCCTTGCTTTAGCTGCTGGATCAGACCGGTTCCGCTGGCCTTGTCCTCAACTTTCATTTTCCTAAGATTTCCGGTTCCTGCGTGCCGACACTTATCCCAAAACGCCCGCGCCTGGCTCAAAAGCTGGGGCGCTTCCCACTTGCCCCTGATCATGTCAATCAGGTAAATCTTGCCGTCTTTGCCCTTGCCCCAGTGTTGGAACACGCTGAAGTCGTTTTCCTGTCCGGTTTTCATGGCCGTGTCTGCGTAAATCATGCGGTATTCAAGTGGCGGCAATTCGTGCCAGTGCTTCAGCCACTCGTCTTTAAATATGCCGCCCCCAGACGGTGCGGGGCGCTGCATGTACTGGCCCGAGAACACGTAACTGTTCGCTGCCTTGAGCCTGTCCAGCATATCTAGCGGGAACTGCTCAGGCCAGAAGCTATCGCCGTTATCCGTCATGGCTGGAATGCATAGATGATCCCACTCTTCGCCGTTGCCGCCAGCCAAAAGCCAGCCGGTCAGGTCTGACTCGTGAAGCCGCTGCATGATCAAGATGATAGGCGTGTCCGGGCTGTTTTTGCGGCTTTCCATGGTGGTGGCGAACCAGTCCAAAACGTTTTGGCGCATGGTCTGACTGTTTGCCTCGCCAGCCTTGTGAGGATCGTCTATTACTATTGCGCCCTTGAATCTCCCCCCCATGCCTCCGGCGCCATATCCAGTTATAGAGCCTTCCGCCCCAGTTGCGTACACAATGCCGCCCTGAGCCGTGCGGAACTCATCCTTTGCTTTTGAGTCCCCGGCCAGTGCGGTGTGGCTGAATATCTCGGCATAGGTTTCGTGCTGCATGATCGCCCTAACGGCATAGGCGTTTGCGGTGGCGAGCCGCTTGGAATAGCTGGCGTGAATGAATTCGGACTCCGGGAAGTTGCCCATGCACCACGCGATAAAGTTGATCACCGCCAGCTCGGTCTTGCCGGAGCGCGGCGGGACGTTAATGATCAGTCGCTTGGTTTTGCCGATTACGACGCGCTCAAGGGCATTGCAGATTTCGGCTTGGTGCCAGTTCTCTTTTAGCTCCGCACCCTTTCGGGCGCGAAACATGGTCTTCGTAAAGGTGAGAAGGTCGGTGCGGTTGTCCGCGATGTCATTCGGGTTCATGCTTTGCTTTCAGGGCTGCCAATACGGCGTCCTGGACAGACTGCATTGGTTGGCCTGCCGTGGTGTGGTCGATTTCTTGTCGTGCGCTGTGTGACTTCGGGGCCATGCGCTCAGCCGCCCACTTCAGGCCATCCAGCATAGCTCTAGCTGATTGCGGGTCAATCTCTCCGGCGGCCACTCGGTCAACGGTATCAATAACCCTGTCAGCGTGCGAAAAGCCGCCAGCTGTCCGCGCTTGCATGTATTGTTCCGAAAATCCATCCCGGTTTTGGACTACAGCAAGTAGCACGGTGCTGATAGCGGGGAATGACTCATCTCGGCAAATGGAACGCAACGACTCGCCGGACGACAATCTAAAGCAGATTTCGTCTCGGATTTCTTGTGTCATTACAGTCGGTCTTGCCATACCTAACAGTATACCTCGAAAAAAAAATCCCCGCAATCGCGGGGCAAGATGGAGAGAGAGGAAGCCCCGACTATCTGCCGCCGTCGGGATGGCGGTTATGAGTCGGCTGCTCTGCTGATTGAGCTATTGGCCCAGAATTAAAGTGAGGTGGCCGGTGCTGATCTCCGGCTTGGTCTCCACCAGTGGCAGGATTCACCTGCACCGCCGTTCCACGGCGTGCTTGCGCTGCATGAGTTGTGCAGCGCTCCTTACACCACACCTGCGCATCAGCCTGCGCATTCACCTCACTGAATTGGCCTCTGGCCGCCTCGTCAGACGGTCGTAGCATCGTCATGCAACAGAGGCCAAATCAGTGCCCGCTAGTTACCGCCTAACGGGATGCGTACAGCGTATCGCTTCACAGTGAGATTGCCTCCAGGCTTGTGGCTAGTTCGGCAAGCTCTAGCCGTGCACCGCAGATTAAGCGCTGCGGCCCGCTGACATGCAATTGTCATGGGTGACTATAGCTCAAACCTCACGGAGAACGCAAGGGCTACCTTCTTGCTGGCATTTTCCCATGATTTGCATGGTAGCCATATCTAATCTCAGCTTCCTTTCTTGCTGCAACAGCTTCTTGCCGAAGCTATTGCGGAACCTGGCAGCGAATACCCGCTTGTGCTCAACCGCGACCAGGTCATGGCTGCTGGTGTAATCGACCTTGTTGCCTGTGACGATGTGGTAGCTCCAGCCTCCGGCGTGCAGGGCGGTTTCTGCATGCGCGGGCACGCATAGGGCCGTAGCGGCCAGAAAGGCGAAGATGGTGGTGATGCGGTAGGCTGTGTTGGTTTTCATGGGGAAATCCTTGGGAGCTGCCATTGGCGGGCGGTTGGGGAGATGATGTTAGGCCAGTTTTACGCCATGGCCCTGGGCCTGAGCCCAGGGCGGAGGCTGGTTAATCTGGCAGACGTATACGATGAGGGCCAGGGATTATGCGCAGTATACTAAACCCGTATTCAATGCTGTTTTCCTGCTCTTCTTCTGGAATTTCGACATATTCTTGGGCGCCAGGATGTTCGCACATGTTACGAACTCGGACTGGAAAAGTAGGGACCTTCCCATAAGCCATCCAAGCAGACCAGGTTTTGCGGTAACCGTTCCAACAGTAATCTCGGCAGAACCATACGCCGTCCGTGCGCTCCGCTACTTCGACTGCACGGCCATAAGAATCGTACCCGCTGTAAAGTCGCCTAGCTTTAGCCATAACATTTCTCCGCATTCCGTGTTGGTATGGTTGAACTATACCTATCGGGGCTGCCACTGTTAAATACCGATTAGCATCAACAGCCGCCCGCCTTATAACTTTTCGTTGCCTGCCTGGCGTACCGGCAACAACCGCCAGCATTCATGCGGGTATCGCGGCGCACTGTCAATGCTGACCGGCTGACTGGCGTCGGCTTCCAGGTAGTCCAGGTACCGCTTACACCGGGTGCGCTGCGGGCAGAGCCTGGTGCGGTTTGCGCCTGTGCATAAGCGGGCGGGTGGTTGAGTCATTGGGTGCGCTCCTTGAGTTCGTATTTGGCGAGGATGGCAGCCGAGGCTGACTTTCCAGAGTGCGCTCCGTCGTCATTGATCCAGTTTTCCTCAATCAGTCGCGCCAGCTCATCCCGGAGGCGCTGTTCTTTGGTGCGGAGGCGCACCTGCTTCTCTACCTCCCATAGCTTGAAAGCTATTTCCCCCAATGCATCAGATATGTTTTCGTCTGCCTGCCACTCGCATCCCAAGTTGTGGACCTGATTACCGAGCTCTCCTATCCTGCGGATAGGATGATCGTCCACTAACGAGCAAGGAGTACTGCCTCCATTCACATCCCACTCCCGGCTTCGCTTGGCGGGCCTTGGGATGGCGCGTGCTTTCGTGCGCTCATCGAAGAATAAGCTTTCCCTCCATGTGCCTTCCTTGTCTGCCAACGTGGCGTCCATCATGCCAATCTCCCCATCTGGGTTTACCCACCATGCCGCAAACTGTTCTTCTGTTTCTGCGGAATAATGCGTCGCCCCCTCCGGCGCAACCTCATCAAAATACGCCGCATCAACCTTCAACCGCTCAATGTCAATACTCATACCCCATACCTCCCCAGCCGATAGCTAATCTCTCCCCGCTTCAACATCTGCTCCAGATGCCAGCGGGTTTCCGTTAATGGCTTGTCGATCTTCTGTGCAAGTTAGTCCTTTTTTGTGTCTAGTCCGGCAAGCTTTCCGCGCAGCATAGACGCCGTTTCCATGTATCCGGCCATCTCTAAAGCAGTAGCAGCAGAGTCAACAAGCTCCACCAGCTCGGCGTGGTGGTTGACCCTTTCGCTCATCTCGCCTCCTCAATCTCTTTAAGCAGGGCGCGGGCGTCAGCGCAATCTGCGCCAACGATCTTTAGCGCCTCCACAAGCCTCTCATGGTACTTAGCCGCCACCCGAATACCCGGCGACATCTCCCGGCCTTCTGCGGCTCCGTGAGCGCGTCCTATGGCTACCAGGTGGGCGCGGGTTTCTGGGGTGATCCAGACGTTTGCTCGGTGGTTTTGTTGCATGTTGGTCTCCGTGGTTGTGGCCGCCTCAGTGGGCGGACTTGCGTGGAATGTATGTCAGGTCTTTGCAGAAATCTGCCATTTCGCTTACCACTTCTCGCCGTCATCACTCTATGATCCATATTATACACACTGAGGAGTGTGGGGCAAGGGTTTTTGCTGCTGTCACGCTTAAAATCAACTGTGACGCCCTCCGTGACGCCTGCATCCCTTGGGAGAGTAAGCGTTGACACACATGACACATTTGTCACGATAAATAGATATATATATAGAGAACTGTGTCTATCTGTGTATGCCTGTCTCTAAATTCCTTATAGTATGTATTGCGCGAGCTGTGACGTGCCAAACGTGACACCACAGTTAAACGCATGATATTAAAAGAAAAACCCCGTCACAATCACTTGCGCGGGGCGTCACAGTGCCACAGAAGCGTGACGCTTTAGATAAATTTTAAGGGAATTGAGACTGCTCGGCTTCGTGTTCCTGCAAACCTGACAGCCTCCGGTGTTGAAGTTGCGCCCTCGATTCGGCCAAGGATTCGACGCCACCCCGACCCCCACGGCGTATCTTTAAGTAGTCGCTCAAGTTCAGCGTGCTTGTTGGCGACCACCAAAAAAGACCCATCAATCATCAAGCCGTAGCGCTTCAAAATGTCGTTTGCATCAGCCGCCGTCAGCCCGCCTATGTGATCCGATCCGCTGGCAGCGGCAACCACCTCGCCAAGCGACCTGGCAAGCTGTCCGCGTTCAGAATCGAATCGCACCTGTGATTGCAAGATCCGTTGCAAGCAGCTCTCCTCATCGCTCACCTGTTCCGCCTCCCTAGCGTCCGAGAAGTCCATGTCGCGCACCCACTTTCGAGCGTCATCCAGACTGATTTCGTCGTCTCTGTAATAGGCGCAAGCCCCCGCGATAAGCGTACCCACTTGGTCACCCAGACGCTGACTACCAAGAACCTCTGCAACCGCCCTAGCAAACGTCTTGGCGTTGGCGCGTATGACCGGCATGAGTTGATAGGCGCGCGCACGGATGGAGGCACAAACCTCGTCCGTCAGCGTGTTGTCAACGCGCTTGCCGAAGGCGTCAAAACGTGCAATTTCGTCCGGCGTTTTCTCGGGTGTGGCAATGGACAAAATAGAAAAGCGGGACTCATCCGCCGCCTGAGACAGCGACACGTTCACCGAGCCGAGCAAGAACATGGAACGCATACGGAAGGCCATGCCATGACCGTTTACGGTGCCCTTGATAATCTCGGCGGTGCTGTCACTGGACGACTGCCGCGCCAGCTCGATGACTGTCTGCATACGGTGCTGGCTCCGTTGGTCTTCGCTCTCGGCCTCGTCAAACACGATAGGGCGCGCGTCCTGCTTTAGCTTCTGACGTATGCCGGCCTCCGTTGTGCTCCCTTGCACCATGAGCGCAGAAGGCCCAAGGAGCGGCTGTATGATGTGATCCTGAATCCATGACTTACCCGCCCCACGCTGCGCTGTAATCCAGACGTGAGGCCGCCAGGATAGCGCGCCGCATATCGGGGCCAGAAGGCACCAACCAGCCAACAGTTGCGCATGTACCGGCTTATGCCATCTCAGTTGCTCGAACAGTTCGGCTATATCGGCCGCCGTATTATCGTCAGCCGGCACGGCGTCCGCGCCATGCTCAAGGGGCGCCTGCCGTGTGTAAATGAAGCTCGACTCATGCTCTGCAATTGGCGTTGCTTGCCCGTCAATCAGTAGCTTGTTGCCGAGATGCAGTACAGCCTTGCCCTTGTCATACCATGCGCCCCGCCCGCGCTCGCGGTCAGGACTGTATATCCCTTTGCGCTCACAGCCACGCATGCAGTCGTTAGCGGCCGCGTACCAATCTGTGCCGCCCTTGTCGCCTTTTGGGTAGGCCATCTCCCACCATTCGATAGGAGCAAGACTTAGAAGCTCTGATGGGCTTGTGTGGCTGCCTCGCTTAATCTCCGCCACTTGCTCAGTGCCGCGCGGCAAGTAAAAGTAAGCGTTTCCCATGTAGCCGAGGCAACGGAATGGCGCTGATGGCTCAGTAGCTGACTCCTCTGTTGGTGCTGGCTTGCCCTGGTTGACGGCTTCGGCTTCTGGCGTGCGCTTGCGTTCAGGCTTCATGCCCAGAAGGTCCGCTGCCGCCTTTACCGCCTTGCTCACGTCACCGCCATGTTCGTAGTAGCAGAAAAGGTCGAAGGCGTTTACCGGATGCCCGGATTCCTCGGAGCACAGCGGGTCGGACGCATGATGAATCCAGCAGCTGGCCTCGTCAGGGAACAAGACAACGCCGGGGAGCTTGGTCGTCGTGTGCGGGCTCAGGTAACGACTACGGCCTTTGCGCGTGTACCCATATTGCTCCAGCGTCATGCGTAAGTCGTGAGCGTCCACGAATGCCTGTATGATGTTGTCGCCGCCAGTGTTTGCCTGCTTCGACTTGGCCTTGGCACGCACAGGCTCTGGCTTCGGTGCCCATGGGCAGGCTGCTTGCAGTTGTGGCTTGAAGGAATCCCACGCCGTCCACATCGCCAGCAGCCAATCGGGAGGCGTTGGCCATGGCTCGTCTGGTTTGGGCGGCTGAACGATCCACTTGTAGGGCTTGCCGGTGTCGGGGTGTATGGACGGCGGCAGAACGTCCTGGCGCTGCTTGCCGTCGCACGCGGCCCGCAACTCGAATACGGTGTATGACTTGCTGGTGTCGTCTTCGCGCTTCCAGTTCAGCTTGGCGTATGGCAACGATACGTTGTCGGGCACACGGAACAGCAACCGCCGCCCTTTGTCTCGCCCCTGTATCGCGGGGAATGCCCAAAGCGGTTCCGGGTCGATGCCGAACTCTTCCAGGATGGACTGAAACGACTCCTCGCAGTCGATATCAAGACTGCACATCCCAGACGGGCCTAACGCCAGACCCATATTCCAGTTTTGGTTGTCACGGTAGAATTCGGTTGCCGCCTTGCTGTCTTCGATAACGTGCTTGCCCCAGTCTTTAGAGCTTGGGAACTTGCGGCCTGGCTCAATCGGAACCAGTGAGAAGCCGTACTTCTCAGTGTAACGGCGGGCATACCAGTCAATCGGTTTGGTTGTCATGCGTACCTCGGTCAACGGTGTAAGAGGTCAAGGAAAGAAGGCGGCGGCAGGCCGTGACCAGCGACCTTTTCGGGAGCTACCCTAGCCGCGCCTTATTAACTCTAGCGCGTCCGCTACGGATCGCGCAATGCCTGCAATACCGCCCGCGTTGTTGACGGCCTCGATAAAGCGTAGCTGTTCTTTGGTGGCGCGGCCTTTTGGGGTCTTCACCTCGACGGCCAGAAACCGGCCATCCGACGCTATGCCCACGATGTCAGAACTGCCGACACATAGGCCAGCCGTGAACATGCGGGCGTTGGTTAGCGTAACCTGCTCGCCCGCCTTGTGGATAACTTTGCCCAGCCACGCGCCAGCCGTCTCGTTACGCCAGACGGTGCAGCCTGCGTCTGATAGGGCTAGAAGGATGCGGTTTTGTAAGCGAGTCTCTGGGTTCACGCCCTCACCTCCGCCAGCATTTGCTTGGCCTGTTGATAGTCTACCCTCGAAGGCTTGCGCCCCTGTCTTGCCGCATGGACGTTGACCGCCCACCCGCTAGGATTTTTCATGCCGCGACGAACGCCAAGCTCTATCAGTTCGCGCAGCCCTCTGGCCTTACCTTGGTCGCGTTTTCGCTCTCTTCTTATGGCTTCCGCATCGATCTTTACCAGCTCGCCATCTATTTGGCGTAGCTCGGCAGGTGTTTTTTTCTCTACTGGCTTGCCGCAAGACGGGCATTTATCCGGCCCCGGCCTAAATATAAAGAAGCAGTGCTTGCATTGCTGAACATTTACATCTGGCTCATCGTTGCCAGCCTTGCGCTTTTTCTTCTTCCGTCCTTCTAAGCTCCATTCTCTGTCATCATCTGGTAAACCGTGACGCATGGCGCAGCCAGCATGATCCAGGATAACGGCAGGATAATCTTTGCGCCTCAATGCCCTGAATACCATTTGCAGGTATCTAGCCAATGACTGTGTAGGGCGCAGCAAAATGCAACATTCAAGCGTGATGTCTCGTCCAATCTGAGATCCAAGGTCGAAGCCTTCTATCACGAGCTCGCAGTTGCATAAAACCAGATAGCGGCCAGAAGCCAATCCCTCGCACGCTTCTTTTAATTCTGTCTCCGTCGTATCTGCATCAACGTGAACGGCAGGGATCCCGGCTGCATTGAATGTTTCGGCGGTATGCTTGCTGTGCTTTACGTTCACGCAGTAGACCACCGTTCGCTTATTGTTAGCGTATTTTCGCCAATGGGCGATAGCGTCACCCACTAGAACGCGGTTGTCCATTACTTCGGCAAGCTGCTCTCTGTTGTAATCACCGCCAGATTTCTTCACGCCAGACAGGTCAGGCTGCATGCTTGTAGAGTACATCTCATAGCTTGATAGCCTGCCCTGTCCAATCAGCCAATGCGTTGACCTAGCCTCTACCATGACCTCGAAAATATCGCCAAGAGCCTTGCCGTCTAAACGCTCCGGCGTTCCGGTTAATCCGATAACTATGCAGCCGTGATTAAGACACCAACGGATTACGGTTTCGAACATGTTTCCTTTCGCAAGATGCGCCTCATCCACAAACAAGATATTGGGAGGCGCAAGAGTGTCTCGGCGACTGTAAACAGTACCGATAGTGCCGACCTGAACAGGCAGTTTGCTGCGGCTTTTACCGCTAGTGATTAGGCCATGCTCGATATGGGCAGACCAGAACGACTTGCTGGTTTGCCGCAACAGGTTTTTGCGGTGAACGAGAAACCAAGCGGTGGCATCTGATTTTTCTCTGGCGGTAGCAATGATGTGCCCTGCAACAACGGTTTTTCCAAACGCAGGAGACGCCACCCCAAGAATTGACTTGTGGCCAGCTTTTAGCGCTTGACGAAGTTTTGATACGAACTCGGCTTGGTCGTCGAATAGGTTAAATGCCGCCATTCGATACCCTCCCGTGATTTTCGTGATACCCGTAACAGGCGCTCGCCGCCATCCTAGCTTTCATTGCCTCTTCTTGACTATGACCGCTGTACACAGTCTCACGCTTCCCGTTTATGCAAGCTCTGGCATACCATCGGCCCGACTTTCTATCAAAGTGAACGCCAGGCACTCCGCTTTTGTTGTTTGAGTAAAGCGGCCTATTTTTATGATTGCCAGCCGCTGTTACCAGCCTCAAGTTTTCCGGTTTATTGTTGAGACCGTTGCCGTCAATGTGGTCAACAACCATGCCTTCAGGGATTTCACCAAATAGCATTTCCCATATTACGTTGTGAGCAAAATATCTCTTCTTTCCGTATGATACTTGCCAGTAAAGAGTATTAGAGCGTTTGGCATCATGCGAGCATCCGGCGATCTTCCCAGCGTATCGGGTAGTCCATCTGCGCCACTCCTTTTCAGTCTTGAATGCCGACTTTCCCCTTTGCCTCCAGATCAGGTTGCCGCGAAGATGCAAAAATATCTCATTCCAGTTCATTGCCTTTTCTCCAGGTAATCGCAAAGCTTTCGGACGGTCTCGTAACTCGGATTACTTTGCCCCTTCATGAACCTGTATACAGCGTTTGGGTGCACCCCTGCTTTTTGAGCGACAGCTTTTATATTCCTGTCCGCCAACTGCCCTCTAATTTCATCTAATGTCAACATGGTTCGCCCTTGTGTTGCGTTTTTTGCGTTTGGTGTTGACACCCTACACCATATGGCGCACACTGACAACCGTCAAACCGACCAAATGGAGACTGACCAACCATGATAGAAGTAATCCAATACACCCCAGGAATGACCATTGAGCCGCCTTGCTTCATCGAAGGCATGCCGAACGAGGTTTATCACTCGCACCCGGAAGGCGTTAGCTCGTCTGGGTTGAAGCTGGTAGAGCGCAGCCCCGCGCATTACCGCTACCAGGCGGCACGCGCACCATCTCGGGCAATGGAGATCGGAACCGCGATTCACACGGCGCTACTAGAGCCTGAGCGATTCGCAACCGAATACGTACTTCTGAAAGACGTAAAAGACCGTCGCGCCAGTGAGTACAAGGCAGCAACCAAGGTACACGGAACGGAGCGCGTACTGGTGTCAACGGAAGCGGATCAGGTGGCCGGAATGCAGGAGGCTGTGCTGTCCAATGCCGCCATGTCAAAGCGGCTGAACGCGGAAGGCTGGCGGGAGTTGTCGTTGTTCGTGCGTGATCCTGAGACTGGCGTGCTTGTTCGCGTTCGCTATGATCTGCTGACCGTTGGTGGCATAGCTGTGGACCTAAAGAGCTGCACTGACGCCCGCCCTGAAGAGTTCAGCAAGTCGATCTTCAATTACGGCTATGATCTACAGGCGGCACTGTACGCAGACGCTTTTGAATGGGCGACCGGCGGGCCGCTAGGCGCGTTTGAGTTTGCCGTGGTTGAGAAGGAAATGCCGCACGGGCACAAGTTGTACCTGCCAGACGAAACCATGATGCAGGAAGGTCGCCGCCGTTACCGGGAAGCGCTGAACCTGTTTGCCGAGTGTGAGCGCTCCGGCTACTGGCCTGGCATTACATGCGACGGCCCGGAACTGATCAGCCTACCCAGCTGGCGCGTTGCTCAGATTGAAAACGAGATAGAAGGGGAGATTTACTGATGACTGACGTATCATTCGCGCTGGAAGCCAAGAGCGACCAGCTAAACGCGGTGGATATCATTGGCGCTGAACCGGTTATCCGCATCCGCGACGTGAAAGTAAAGGCGGATGATCAACCTGTATCGGTTTACTTTGACGGCGACAACAATCGCCCGTGGAAGCCCAGCAAAGGTATGCTTCGTGTTCTTGCGGGCGCCTGGGGCCGCGATAGTAGCGCCTGGATTGGTAAGTATGTGCAGCTGTACTTTGAGCCGTCCGTAAAATACGCCGGCAAAGAGGTGGGAGGTATTCGCATCCGAGCACTGTCTGACATTGACCCGCGAGGCTTGGCGTTTGCGCTGCGCATCAATCAGAAGCAAACCGAGCCGTACCACGTGCCCTTGCTAAAGGTGCAGACAGCGGAATATCCGGCAGCCAAGTTTGACCAGGCACTGCCGGCCATGCAAAAGGCCATGACTGAGGGCAAGATGACGCTGCAACAGGTTATTGCCCAATGCCAGAAAACCGGCCAGCTCTCGCAAGACCAGCTGAAGCGCCTGGAAGAAGTCGCGCCGGTTGAAATCCATGAAGACGAAAACGACGACGAGGTGATGTGATGCGCGAACGCCTAAGAGCGCTATTATGCGAACTTGAAGACATAAACCACTTTGTGCAGCAGGGGTGCGTTGATCCGCACCACCTTGCGTGCTTTGATGGCTATGACAATGAAGACCACGAAAAACTGATGGCAGAAAGTGACCGCCTAACCGGCAGCGCATACTCTGCGATTGAAGAACTTATGGATATGATGAAGGAGTCAAAATAATGAACGTACTAACAGCGACCGGGAATATCGGCCAGGACTGCAAAATTAATAACGTGGGCGGCACGACAGTCTGTAACTTTAGCGTAGCAATGAGGGCAGGCTTTGGCGATAAAGCTCAAACAGTGTGGCTCGACTGCTCTTTGTGGGGCAAGCCCGCAGAAGGGAAGCTGCCTGAATATCTAAAGAAGGGCCAGCAGGTAGCAGTGTCTGGCGAGCTGTCCACGTTTGAAGCCGACAATGGTAAAACCTATCTGAAGTTGCGCTGCAACAGTGTTGATCTGGTTGGCGGTAAGGCTGAGGGCAATAACCAGTCTGCGCAGCAGCGGGCGCAAGATGAGCCATCGCCAGCAGATGATTACGACTCAGATGTGCCTTTTTAGGTGGAATCGCTAACTAAGCGCCTGGAGCCTGTCCTCAGTGGCAGGCTTTTGCTTTCCGACCTAGACCAACACACCAAAGAAGCCTTCCGCATTTTCTGCCACTTCAGGGCCTCCACAATCATCGAAAGCATGGACCCTGACCAGATACGCCAGGAGCTTGAGAAAATACCGGAGAGCGTACGAGATGAGGTCAGGCGGGAGTGTTTGAGGCAGTATAGGAAGAGGTATAGTAAGAGACTGAAAAGCGGCCCCTAAGAGCCGCTATCCTCCATCTCCTCCGGCGTAGTCGTCGTGTCCAGCTCGATCTCGCCGTCACAGAGCCTATCCCAGCACAGCCACCGGTCGTAGTCCCACTGACAGCCATAGAAAAACGACATGCGCCCGCCACAGATGGGGCATTCTGGCTCGGTCATGGGTCTTGCCTCCACTTGCAGTCGCTACAACTGGGGTCTGTCGTGCGCCATGTGTGGCCGCAGGAATTCGACTCCTCCAGCGGCAACCAAGGCTCCCCAGGGCGCGGCCTGTCCTTGCAGGCGTAGCGGTGGTTTGGGTCGATTGGAGCGTGGTGGTTTAGGTCTGATTCGGGTTTGTAGGTCATTTTCGCACTCCAATCCAGTTAAACAACCTCCGGAGCGCATACGAGCGCACCAGAGACACGAGAGTAAAGATTAAGGCTATGCCCGCATGCTGGCCCGTGCTGGCGTAAAAGCCGAACAGCGGGAACACGAGGGCTTGTGTCAGCATTGCCACGGCGTAGCCGACTGCGACGTTGCAGGCGGCTTCGGTGGCGCTGGCTAGTTTGGTTTGGGTCATTTGGCTTTCCTCTCCTTCCGCTCATGCGGACAATACGAACAATACCCATAACGCCCGCAAGGATTGCTCCCATCCGGGCAAAGGTAAGGCGGCTTGCTGTGCCGCCCTTTGGTGTTTTCTGGCTTGGCGTCAGGCATGAAACCTCCCCCGCTTAGCGGCATCCTCAGCACACTCCGCCGAACAATAAGCCCCTTGCTCAATCGGCTCATCGCACCACCGGCAGCGGCCGCAATAGGCCATCTCAGGCCGCGCAATCACCGCCCGGATTGCGGCCATTCGCTCCATTTCTGCCAGATCGTTTGCTTTGTCGATTTCGTCAGCCATCGTTAATCATCCCCCTCTGTCGCTTATTAGGCTCCATCGCCCGATGCACAGCAATCGCCATGTCGGCAACGCCCTGCTGGTAATCTTCGGAGCCGCCCGTAGGCAGCTCGATTGCTTTGATCCTGTCCAGCTTGGCCTGTAGCGCACGGATTTCGCGCTTGGCGTGGCCGAGTTGGTCTTCCAGCCGTTTATCTCGCATATTGCACCGTCTCCTTAAACACCCGCCCCAGCGCCGCCTCAAGCTCTGCTATGCGCTCCTGTTGTTGGGCGGCTTGTTTCGTTATCGCTTGGAGCTGCCGGTTCTTTTCGTAAAGCTCTGCTCGGAGTTCGCGTTCGGTTTTGGTCATTTCTCTGCCCTCATGATAACAACATCCACCGACGCACCCCGGAACTGGTTTTCGTAGACCTTCGACCAGGTAAGGTTCATGCCCGGCAGCAGGTCTTTGCCCTTGGCGCTGGACGGGAGGATGGCAACTAGCACACCATCAGGGCGCAGCATGGTTGCCGCGTGCTCGATGTGTGCTTGCCATCGCCCCTGGCTGTAAGGCGGGTTCATTACGATGCGGTCAAACTTCAGATTCGGTAACCCCTCTGACCATTGCAGAAAGTCTGCCTGAATGACCTCGTGACCTTTCTCGCGCAACACAGCACAGTGCAGCGGGCTGACCTCCACACAATGCAAGGGCGCGTCTATAAGGTCGGCAATGTTGCCTGTTCCGGCGCTCGGCTCAAGACAGTTGTGCGCGGTGCGGATCTCCGCCAGCTCCACCGCATCCCGGGCAATGTGCTCAGGCGTCGGGTAGAACTGGTGGCTTTTCTGGTCAGGGATAACGCCGGTGCACACGATCTCTTTAATGACCGGTTCCGGGTCGTAGTCGAACTGATACCAGCTGTATGCGTTGGTGTTCTGCTTCACGCCGCCCAACAGCTCTAGCACCCGCTCAACTTCGGCGATTACATGCTTGTCCTTTTCGTGGGATTCGATTCGGACAGCGTTCGGAATCAGCCGGCGGCTACGCTCTGCGGTGTCATAGGCACGGCCAAGGCGGTGAAGCACGTCCAGCACCGCGAACGGTAAAGGTCTTTCCATCAAGGTAAATTCTTTTACCTTGCGCTTCGGCTTCTGCCGGAATCGGGATGGAATGGCGGTCGGGTACAGGTGGTGCAGGATCTCGTTCAGGCGCCACGCCATATCCGGATGCACTTCTAGGTGGGCATTGCTGTTCTTGTAGCACCGAATCCGGAGCGCCCCGCCATCCAGTGGCACCCACTCACCCCGATGGTTCGCTCGGGCGATCTCGACAACCCGGTTGCTTGCATTCCAGTCCGGCTCGTCGCGCCCCATGAATTTCGCAATCACCTGGCGCAGATCATTCAGGTGCCCGGTCTGGCTGCGGGAATAGCTGCCCCAGTCGTTAGTCACGCCGGTCAGGATCATGCGTTTGCCGAATCCCTCCGGCTGATTGGTGACGTGCGCCTTGCTCAGGGCTCGGAAAATTCCGTCTACCTTTTCGGCCAGAAAGTCCATACGCTGGGCCAGAAGGTCCGCCAGGGTGGCGCGAACGGCGCTTTCCTCAAACTCCGGCGCTTTGTGGTTGTGAATCAGATCAAACCACTCTTCCCGGCGCTTCGTGGGCATGAAATCCAGAACGTCCGTCAGGCTCAGGGCTTGGTGCCAGTAGCTGGCATCCAGCGCAGCCAGGCCACTTTCCAGCTTGAAGCTCGGCGTATTTCCGCCCTGGTGGTGTTGCCGCTTGGCGGCATCCTCGAAATACGAAATCACCGACCGGAAGTCATCGCCAGAGACATACTCTACCACGCGCTCCATGCGCTGGCGCTCTTCCCGATAGCGGCCAATGAGACTATCGACCATGTCCGTGCTGGCTGGGGCGAAGAACTGCGATTCAGCAAGATTACTCACCCTCCAACTCCCCAGCCCGCAACGCGGACGCCACAATATCGATCATGTCTTGCTCGCGTGTTTTGTGCCCACGACCGCCGGGCTGCAACGCCTTCTTGACCAGGTGCTGCAATGCCGGATTTTGCACGCGCCAGGCGTGTAGCACGTCGTACACGTCCACCCAGACGCCGGGCTTGATTTCGCGGTGGTACTTACTGTGGACTCCTTCGGGTACGCTTTTGCCCCACTCCTGCGCTGGCGGGACCTCCTCTTCCTCCGTCATGACAAACCCCAAGTCTCGGCGGGCTTGGAGCCATTGGGTAAAGTCAAAGGAGGGCCCGTATTGTGTTCCGCAATCTATGTAAACCTGATCTGTTTCGATGTCCAAGACAGCGTACCTTGCGCCGTTCGGCCACTCTTTCAGTTTGATCGCTAGACGATTTAATGCTGGGTTCATATCATTGCTCATTGTTCCGCTCCATGTAGGTGTTGTAATGGTTTATTGCAAGAGCCACTCGACCCTTTATCATTCGAGGCAAGTCATCGGGATCAATGCTAGCCAGCGCATTACCCATCTCCGCCATCAACTGATCAGCCTCAATTGACAGTTCGGCAGCCGCATGTCTGGCGTCCCGGTGACCCTGCTTGTATAGCATTCTGGCGGGCAACTCGTCCGGGCAGTCTTTTCCTGTTGCCTGATTCATAATCCGATCATGCAACGTCATACCCGCCACCCCTTAGCCAGCTCGATCAACTCCGGCACGCTCTTGTGTTCGCACCCTTCCGGCAGTCGCCCCGATTCAACCGCCAGCGCCGTAACAGCGCTGCGCAGCTTGCCGAACTTCGACAGGTTGGGGCTTACCCCATGCCCGCGCCACCGCGACCAGTTCGACGGCGCGATGCCCGCCCTGGCGGATGCCTCGTAAACGCCGACGGCGGTCAGCCTCATCAGCTCCGCCAGCTCTTTAACCTCTTTATCTGCCATGTCATGTCCTCGTTGTTGGTTGACGGATGGAAGTATGGAACATCTACATCATGGCGTCAAGGCTAAAATAAATTGCTTTTTAGTGTTGACAGTATTGCTTTTGGGTCATACAATGGACTCATCAAATCGAGAAACAATGGAGAGATAGAGATGAAAAGCGTAACCCTGACCCAGATTCGCAAAGATGTTGTCAGCAAAGGCGGCAAGTACAAAAAGGAGAAGTTTCAGCTGAATGGCAGCGACGCGTACACAGTAAACGGCAAGACAATGACGAAGGCGCAAATGATCGATGCCTACAAGATGGGCCTGCTTTAACAAAATCCGCCCACTAAAGGGCGGCAACACCACCAACGGAAACGGGAGAAACCCAATGACCACCCCACAACACCCCTACCACATCCAGCAAGCCAGCGAGCTGCTGGAAACTGGAAAGTGCAAGCTACCGGTTGACTGGTCAGACTTGGCGCGCCGGGTAGCGGCGCACCAGCATTACTCGCAAGCATTGCAGGCCAGTTACAAGGGCAACCCCCGGCTGCTGAAACTGATCACTGAAAACGCGGCAATTGCGCTGTGTAAGGATTTTGACCATGCGGCCTAGCTACCTTGTTGGCGCAATCGTCCTGCTCATCATCGGTCTGTCATGCGCCGGCAGCGAGCAAGCCGAAGAAGAGGCGCAACGAGCTCTGTACTGCGAGATGGCGCAGATCTACAAAGACTCAGGCGGCCAGTATGGGTGGCCGGCTTATGATGGGGAGTGCGAATAGTGGATTACGACACATGGAAAACCACCGACTTTGAAGCCGAGGCTGCCCATGACGAGCAGCAGGCGCATGAGGCCGCCGTTTCAGAGCTGGCGGATGACCTGTTCGATGCCTACCTCGCTGGAGACCAGGGCGTGATCGACGAGGTAGACGACTGGCTGTCCGACTACCCGTGGACGGAGCGCGTCCGAGCGGCTATGGTCAAAGAGTGTGAGCTGCCGGTGATGGGCCGGGGCGGGTTTATGTACAAGTTGGGGCAGGCGGCGATTAGTGAGGCGTGCGAGTATGTGGCGAAGCAGCGGCTACAGTAGCGAGGCGGGGCACGGATGGATAGTCCTGACCCTCTGCGCCCTGATCCTCGGCGCGTTACTTGAGGTGCATGTGTACCGGCCCGCGAATTGTGTGACGGTGACTGGGATCAAGGCCGCTCCGATGCAGAACGGAAGGCAGGATTTTGAGTATTACGAGAAGGAGGTGTGTGATGAGTGATCACGAGTATAGTCAGGGGATTTGCGGCGATGGCGCAGCGATCCTGAAAGACGGCCAGCCTATGACCATCGTTGCTCTGACTGACGGCGACCATCTCGGAACAGCCCTTTGGTTTTTCCCGCTACTGTTCATTATCGGGATGGGCTTCTTTGCCAGCAGGGACAAACGGTATGAGCACGGGAAGCGGGGTATCAATCATGAGTGACTGGAACGTTGACGATGCCGGTGTGGCTGCAAGAGCGGCCGCTGATGTGCGCAGCGAAATCGATGCACTGCGAGCCGCAAACCGCGATTTGCGCGCACTGTACAAAAGCGCCAGGGTGGAGCTGGGGAAGGCCCGGGCGCGGGTGTCGGAGCTTGCAACAAAGGCTTCAGAGCCCTACGTCCTCCGCAAGCAGGCCGAGGCGGTGGAGC